CCTGCCTGTAAGCGATGCAATCTCAGTAAGGGTAAGAAGTCACAGGGCGTTTTTTTAGCCACAACGGACACCCCCCCTGTCTTTTCTGACCTTTTATCCCCAAAAACGTCTGTAATGACCCAGCAAGGTCCTTGTGCTGGCCAACCTGAGCAGGATGTTAACTAATGGCAACCAAAGCTAGCCAGCCTTTACGAGGGGCGGTAAGGCCACGCCTAGAAAACAAACCGCTAAAAGGTGCAAGCCGAGGCGATGAAGTTGCACAGCTAGCAGAGGATATTGGCCTGCCGCTTTTACCCTGGCAACGCTACGTAATGCAGGATATGTTAACGATAGATAAAAATAAAATGTTTGTGCGTAAGACCAACCTGTTGCTAACATCGAGACAACAGGGCAAAAGTCACCTGGCACGTATGCGTATCCTGGCGGGCTTATTCTTGTTTAACGAGCGTAACCACGTGGTCATCTCCTCAGCACGATCTATGGCATTGACTACCTTTAGAGAAGTGGCACAAGCTATAGAGGATAGTCCGATGCTAAAAAAAGAGCTAAAAAGTATCCGCTACGCAAACGGTAATGAGGCCATAGTCTTAAAGTCAGGAGCACGTATGGACGTACGCGCAGCTACGAGAGACTCAGCCCGTGGCGCTACGGCAGACTTTTTATTCATTGATGAATTACGCGAAGTTGACCAGGTAGCCTTTGCAGCTGCTATGCCAGTAACTCGCGCACGGCCTAATAGCCAAACCTTGTTAGCAAGTAACGCAGGCGATGCTTTTAGCGTGACACTTAACGAGCTAAGAGAGCGATGCCTGGCACACCCGCCTGAGACTTTAGGCTATTACGAATACAGCGCCCCACAGTTTGCAGCGTTAGATGATCGTAAAGCCTGGGCGCAAGCCAACCCAGCTTTAGGAATACTGGTAACTGAGGCATCAATTCAAGAGGCCCTAACTACACAAACCACAGAGCAATTTAGGACAGAAACCCTTTGCCAATGGATTGATAGTTTACAATCACCGTGGCCCCACGGATCTGTTGAGGATGCCAGCGACATCAACCTGAAAATGGCACCTGGGCCTTTAACTATTTTTGCCTTTGACGTAAGCCCGTCTAAACGCGATGCCAGCCTTGTTATGGGTCAGATATTGGCTGACGGGCGCATAGGTGTAGCTGTATTAGATACCTACAGTTCACAGGTAGCAGTAGATGAGCTAGTTATGGCTGCAAGTATTAAAAAATGGGCTGACCTGTATTACCCGCGTTTAGTTTGCTATGACAAGTACACCACGGCATCCATAGCCCAGCGTTTGCAAAATGCAGGCGTACAAACCCGCGACATCTCAGGGCAGAGCTTTTATACCGCGTGTTCAGACTTTCATAATGCCCTTGTTAATGATCGGCTACGCCATAGCGGGCAGGATTTAGTAATACAACAAATGGCCAACTGTGCAGCAAAAATAACACCAGATAGCTGGCGTATAGTCAGGCGTAAATCGGCTGGCCCCGTAGATATACCTATTGGCCTAGCTATGGTAATTCACGTCTTAGCACAGCCTGTATCTGAGGCTAAAGTTTACGTTTAGACACGCCGAGGCTGTGTATAACTTTACACCTGTGGATAACCTATAATCCGCCCTATGGGTCTATTGCAAACTTTAGGCATTACTAAAAAAGATGTTACCGCCCAGTTAGCCCCTGCCGTTATGTCACAAGGTTACGGCGCTGGCGTTTACAGCTACGGCGGCCTTTATGCAACTGGCAACGGCGCGCCGTTTATGGATCGCTTTACTGCACTCCAGGTACCCGCCGTTAGTAGGTGCCGTAATTTAATTGCAGGCGTTATATCAAGTATTGATTTAGAGCTATACAAAAAATCTACAGGTGCAAAAATGGAAAGCCCACTATGGCTTGACCAACCCGATATGCGCCAGCCACGTAGCGTAACTATTGCTTATACCGTTGACTCATTACTATTTTACGGCGTTGCATATTGGCGCGTTACATCTTTGTACGCCGATGACGGGCGCCCTAGTGGTTTTGAGTGGGTAGCTAATACTCGCGTTACAGTTACTACTGACCAATACGGTGATCAGGTTGATTACTACAGCGTTAACGGTGTACGTGCGCCAATGTCAGGTATTGGCAGCCTTGTCACATTTCAAAGCCTATTGCCTGGTGTATTAGAAACTGGCGCCCGCACAATACAGAGCGCGCTGGACGTCCAAAAAGCGGCAAGCGTTGCAGCTGCTACGCCAATGCCTACAGGATTTATTAAAAATAGCGGTGCAGATTTACCAGAGGCACAGATTAGCGGTTTGCTAGCTGCGTGGAAAGCTGCACGTGCCTCACGTAGCACAGCATATTTAACTAGCACTTTAGATTACCAACAGGTTGGTTTTAGCCCCAAAGAAATGACCTACAACGAAAGCAGCCAGTACTTAGCTACGGAAGTAGCAAGGCTAATGAACGTACCTGCGTATTACATAAGTGCAGATATGAATAACTCTATGACGTATCAAAACATTATTGACGGGCGCAAAGAGTTTGTTGCATATTCTTTGCAGCCGTTTATTAGCGCTATTGAAAACCGTTTATCTATGGATGATATTACGGCTCACGGTAACGTAGTGCGCTTTGCACTAGATGAAACTTTTTTACGTGCCGATACTGCAGCGCGTTTAGATGCAATAGAGAAAATGCTTAACCTGGGTTTAATTGACTTAGAGCAAGCGCAAAGTATGGAACAGCTAAGCCCTAGTGGCCTTAATGAAGGGAACGAAATCCGTGATCTTAACGTTTAGTGGCAATATCGAGGCAGTAGATAGCGGCGAGCGCCGTATGATTTCAGGCAAAATTGCACCTTATGGCGAGGTAGGTTATACAAGCGCGGGCAAAGTAGTTTTTGCTGAGGGTTCAATTAGCGCAGCTGAGCCAAGTAAAGTAAAACTTTTAATGGCACACGATAACTCAGCCGTGGTAGGGCGTATGCAAAGTATGACCTCAGCTAAAGACGGCCTTTATGCAAGCTTTAAGGTAAGTGCATCCTCACGTGGATCAGATGCGATTTTGCTAGCCCAGGAACAACTTATGGACGGCTTATCCGTTGGTGTGGAAGTTACCGCATCAAAGCCCCAAAAGGATTATCTCCTGGTCACCGCTGCTACCTTACGCGAGGTATCACTCGTAGAGAGCGCTGCCTTTGCAAGCGCTGCGGTGCAAAAAATTGCTGCAGCTGCAGGCGATATGCCAGTAGAGGCGGCAGAGTCCACAAGTACAAAAATTACGACAACTAACACCGTAATAAACTCAACCACAACCGAAACCGAAACCGAAAGCGAGGCCGCTGTGACTACAGCCCCCGATCAAAACGCACCTGAGGCAGTAGATGCCACAGAGCAGGCTGCACCTACAGTAGAGGCAGCTCGTAAAATCATCCTACCAAGCGCGCTTAACTCACAGCGCGTACGTACACCTATCACTTCAATGGGTGCATATACAGAGCACAAAATTAAAGCTGCACTAGGTAATGAAGATAGCAAGCTATATGTAACTGCAGCCGATGACGATTTCAGTACTAACCCTGCATTTTCTCCAACACAGTACCTAAGCGAGTTCCCAACTAATACACGTTTTGGTACACCTTCTATTGATGCGTGTTCACGTGGAGTTTTGCCAGCAAGTGGTATGACTATCAACGTGCCTTCTCTTGTTACATCTGCAGGCGGTAAGTCAGGCGTTGCACCTGTTGTAACTGTTGAAGCCGAAGGCGGAGCAGTTGCTAACACAGGTATGGTTACTGAATACCTTTCAGGTACAGTATCTAAGTACTCAGGTATGAACACTATTAGCATTGAATTGCTAGAGCGTTCAGATCCTAATTTTTATGCTGAGCTAACAGCACAGCTACAAAATGCTTACCTAAAGACTCTTGATACAACAGTTAACGCTGCACTTATTACAGCGGGTACTGTTGCAACTACAGCACAAGCTGCTACATCTGCAGGCATTATTGGTTACGCATCTGAGGCCGCACGTCTTGTTTATGAGGCAACTGGTTACTATGCACAGAACTACATCGCCAATGGATCTCAATGGCAGCTACTAATGAGTGCATCTGATACAACAGGGCGCCCTATTTACTCAGCTAGCCAGCCAATGAACGCAGGCGGGCTAACACAGCCTGGCTCAATCCGTGGAAACGTTTTGGGATTAGACCTGTATGTAGATAAAAACTTCGCAGCGACTACAACTGTGGATGACTCAGCAATTATTTTGGCGCCTGAGGCATTTACTGTTTACCAATCACCACAGGCTTATATGTCAGTTAACGTAGTTAGCAATCTGCAAATCCAGGTGGCTATTTATGGCTATATGGCAACTATTGCAAAAATGCCTAAGGGTATTATCCGTTACAACTTCACCTAAGAAAACCCACTAATAGTTTGGTAGGCCTCTTAGCCCTTTGAGGCTTACCAAACCTAAGTAAGATAGGAGTACAAAAATGCCAGCCACGTATGTAACAGCTGCTACCTTAAAGGCTAGCCTGGGCGTTGGCACTTTGTACGATTCTTATACCTGGATAGAGGACACCTGCCAAGCCGCACAAGATTTAATAAACGGCTTTTTATGGTTTGACAGCGCGCCCGTAGTCGGTACCGCGTTGGTGTCTAATGTCGCTACCGTTATGGTTGCCAACCCTGGCATTTTTACTACGGGCCAATCAGTAACTATTGCTGGGGCTGGTTCAACCTTTAACGGTACTTACACAATTACGGGCACAATTCCCTTTAGCACAGGCACAGCTAATATTTTGCCTGCGTTTAATATGCAGCTTAACTATTGGCAATTCCCACAGGGCTATAGCTTTATCCAATATGCAAAAACTGCAGCTGACCAAAACTTTAGGCGCGTACTGCCTTATGGCACTATGACAGGTGACGATACAAAAACGGCTACCTACGCCAATACCCCAGCTATAAACGCTGCAGCTTTAATGCTGGCAGAAAATATATGGACATCTAGATTTAGTACACAAAACGGTGGAACTAGCCTAGACGGCTACAGCCCTAGCCCCTTTAAGATGTCTAACACGCTTATGGCATCCGTGCGCGGCCTCTTAGCCCCGTATCTTTCACCTGCGGGTATGGTCGGCTAATGCCTGCAGCTATAACTACCTTACGCAGCACAATAGCTGCAGCCCTGGCTAACCCAGGTGTATGGACGGTATTTAACTACCCGCCTAGCACTATGCAATCTAGCGCCGTGGTGGTGGCCCCTGCGGATCCATATATTACGCCGAGCAATAACTCTCAGGCAACTATCTCGCCTATGGCTAATTTTAAAATTATTATGACCGTGCCTATGTTTGATAATGCCTCAAACCTTATTGGCATAGAGGACACAATAGTAGCTGTGTTTACTAAACTAGCTAATAGCGCAATCGTATTTAATGTTACTGGCGTGAGCGCGCCTAGCGTACTAAGCGTTGCCGCAGGTGACTATCTAACGGCAGATTTACAAATATCCATACTAACGAGCTGGAGCTAACTAATGGCACTTACAGATGAAGAAAAAGCGTTTTTAATCAAAATTGGCCAAGAGCTGCCAGTAGAGGTTAAAGAGACAAAAACAAAAGAAACACCTACCGAGACAACAGGAGAATAGCCCAATGGCGATTTATCTATCCAATACCGTACAGGTTACCCTTAATTCGGTAGCCCTAACAGACCACGTAACAAGCGCGACTATTAACCGTGCCTTTGATGAGCTAGAAGTTACAGCTATGGGCGATACAGCTCACAAGTTTGTTAAGGGTCTAGAGGCTAGCACTATCACTCTAGACTTTTTAAGCGATACAGCTGCAGCAAACGTAAACGCAACTTTGCAAGCTGCCTGGGGTACAACTGTAGCCCTAACGCTAAAGCAGACAAGCGCCGCCGTATCAGCAACTAACCCGCTATACAGCACTACTGTGCTAGTTAATAACACTACAGATATTAACGGCGCTGTTGCAGATATTGCTACTCAAAGCATTACTTTTACCTGTAATTCACCAATCGTAATTACAACCGCATAATAAGAATAAAGAAAAGGGGCTAACACAATGGCAAAACTTAAAATAACAAGGGCAGACGGCAGCGTATCGGATCATCAGATTACGCCACGTATTGAGTACGCCTTTGAGTTATATGCAAAAAAAGGCTTTCACAAAGCTTTTAGAGATGATGAAAAGCAAAGCGATGTGTACTGGCTAGCCTGGGAGTGTTTACGCACAAGCGGGCAAACCGTACCAATGTTTGGGGCAGAGTTTTTAGACACCTTAGCTAAAGTTGAGGTACTAGATGATGACCCTTTGGGGTAGTGGGGCGCGGTAGCTTTGGTTACCTCATAGCGCAGCTAGCCGTGGAAACGGGTATTGCGCCTCAATACTTACTAGACCTGGATACGTATATGTTTAAGAATATGTTAAAAGTTTTAAGCGATAAAGCTAAGGAGCAGCAAAATGCCAGTAGAGGTAAAAGGGGGCGTTGAGCTACGCAAGGCTCTAAAAAAGTTTACCCCTGACCTGGCTAAAGCGTTGCCTAAAGAAGTAGCTAATGCTCTTAAACCTATAGTTAAAACTGGTAAAGGCTACCTGCCCGATAATGGACAGATACTAAGCGGCTGGCTGACACGGCCTAATTCTATGGGGACGTTCCCTACATATAATGTGAGCATAGCAAAATCTAAAATAGGCTATAAAACCACACCGTCAAAACCTAACTCTAAAGGCTTTAGATCGCTGGTTAGTATTTTTAATAAAAACGCTGCAGCATCTATTTATGAGCGTATGGGTAAGTTAAGCCCTGAGAGTGTCTTTGTTAAAAATCAACAGCAAAAATATAACGCACCTTTTAAGGGTAAAGACAGGATGCAAGGGCGCGTTTTGTTTAAGGCCTACGATGAGAATAACGGCAAGGCTAGAGATGCGGTCATTACAGCCATTAACTCAGCCGCGGCTGCCCTTAATAAAAGTACAAAGGTGTAATTATGGCCAGCGTAGTTATAGATATAGCCTCGGAGTTCACAGGTAAAAAAGCATTTAAGCAAGCCGAAACAGCTACCGACAAGCTAAGTAAATCGGTTAAAAGTCTAGCTAAAACGTTTGGCCTTGCTTTTGGTACGGCTGCCGTTATTGGATATGCTAAAGCCTCAATAAAGGCTGCAGCTGCAGACCAAAAGGCCCAGCAACAGCTAGCCCTGGCATTAAAAAACGTAGGCTTAGAGCGCGATGCCGCCTCAGCTGAAAGATTTATACAACAGTTACAAAGCGAATACGGCGTTATAGATGATCTGCTTAGGCCAAGTTATCAAAAACTAGCGGTAGCTACTAAAAACACAGCCGAGACCCAGCGCTTATTAGGTATTGCTTTAGACATAAGCGCATCCACAGGTAGAGATTTAGACACAGTTACAGGCGCTTTAAGTAAGGCATACCTGGGTAATAACACAGCCTTAGGTAAATTAGGCGTAGGTATATCTAAGGCAGACCTAAAAACTAAATCTTTTAAGGAGATTACAGACGATTTAGCCGTGACCTTCAAGGGTTCAGCTAAGGCAGCCTCAGAGACTTATGCAGGATCTATAGCCAAACTAGGCGTAGCTGCGGCTAACGTGCAGGAGATTATTGGTACAGGCCTTATAGATGCACTAAAAAATCTAGGTGACGATACAACCGTGGCAGACCTTGCTACCAATATGGAAAACTTAGCTACTTACACCGCTGACGTCATACGCGGCTTTGGCCTTATGGCAGGAGCCTTAAAAAAGATACCTGGGCTATCAGGATTAACAGGCGCTAGCGTAGTTCAAGCTATTCCAATTCTAGGTAGTTACATAACTTTACTTAATCAAGCTGGGGCACAAGCTAGACGGACCGCAGAGGTGGGCGCTCAAAAAAATCCTATCCAATCAGGCTCATATCTCAGTACGCAAAAGAAAATAACAGCCTTAACTAAAGAGCAGCAAAAAGCCCAGGCTAAAATCCTTGCAGATAAAAAGTCACAGGCAATTCTTGATAAGGCTAACCTGGCTTTAGCTAAGGGTAACGATGTCTTTAATATGGATGCGATACAGCTTAACGCAGCGCTTATAGGCCAGGCTGAGGCGTTAGGTAAGGCAACTACTAGCGCACAGATCTTAGGCATAGCCAATGACGTACAGCGCCTAAAGGTTAAGCAGGATATAGCCGCGTTAGAGGATGCCATAGCCTCAAAAGATGATGCAGCTATAGTAAAGGCTACGGCCAAGCTAAACGAGGACTTAAAAATACTAGGCGCCTTGCAGCGCCAAGATGCCAAACTGCTAGACATCAACAGAGTTTTGGCAGGTATGAAGTCAACCGATCTTATTAACCTGGCTAACCTACAAGCTGCGCTAGACCTACTAGCTAAGTTTAAGTTCCCTACTTTGACTATGCCTAGTGTTGTTATGCCAGGTGGACCAGCATTACCAGGGGCAGGCGTAGGTGGCCGCGGTGCAGATGCAGGGCGTGGGTCAACTTTTGGCACTAATCCTTTAGATGATTTTCTTGATGCAGTAGAGGCAGAAACCGAGCGCGGCGGGCGCAGAGCAGGCGGCATAGGTGATACCAATTATGTAGCGTTACCTCCTGGCTTTTCTAGCGTTGATGAATATCTTAAAGAAAGCAGAGGCAACAGAGGCGCTAGTGATGCTGGCACGGTTATAGTTAACGTAAACGCTGGAGCTATAGGCGATGAAAATATAATCGTAGATGCCGTGCAAAATGCTCTTAATGAGATAGCACGCCGAGGCTATACAACTACCTACGCAGGGGCCATAGCAGTATGACAGTACCTACAGTACACGCTGTTATTAACTTTAGTACTGGCCCTAGTTTTGCTCAGGCTATGATTTTAGATACTGGCATTTTAGGCACTAACGTATTAGCAGACAGCGCCGCCGTTATTGTGGACGTATCTAACGTAGTGGATAGCATCCAAACTATTAGAGGCCGTAACGCACAGGCTGACCAATTCCAAACGGGCACCCTATCGCTGCGTATCGTTGACCAAAACGGCGATTTTAACCCTCAAAACCCTAGCGGGCCGTATTACAACTTACTAACCCCTATGCGTAAGGTGCAGATTACGGCTACCTACGGCGCTACTACTTACCCTATCTTTTCAGGCTTTATTACTAGCTATACAACTACTACACCTAAAAACGCTAATGATGTAGTTTACACAACTATCCAGGCGGTAGATGCTTTTAGGTTGGCACAAAATGCACAGATCAGTACCGTAGCGGGCACCTCAGCGGGCCAGCTAAGCGGTGCAAGGATTAACGCTTTGTTAGATGCTATTGATTGGCCTGCCTCTATGCGTGACGTAGATGCAGGGCTAACCACAATGCAGGCAGACCCAGGCACAGCCCGCACAAGCCTTGCAGCTATGCAAACTGTAGAGATTAGCGAGTACGGGGCTTTGTATGTAGATGCCGCTGGCTCGTTTGTCTTTCAAGATCGTAACGTAACGGCTGGCAGTACAGGGGCTACGCCTACAGTATTTAACGATAATGGCACAGATATTAGCTATTTTAATGCGGTGTGGCGCCTTGACGATACCCTGGTTTACAACTCAGCCAGCGTTACCCGTACAGGCGGCACAGCCCAGGTAGCCATAAACCAGCCGAGCATAGATAAGTATTTTGTGCATAGCTACAACCAGCAAAACCTGCTAATGCAAACCGATGCCGTAGCCCTGGATTATGCACAGGCATACGTGGCATCCAGAGCTGAGACCAGCATCCGTTGCGATGCTATTCAGCTAGACCTCTATACCGATAATTACAACTTAGGCATTATTGCAGCGCTAGACCTGGATTACTTTGACCCTGTAACTATTACAACTAACCAGCCTGGCGGATCAACGCTAACTAAGACTTTGCAGGTGTTTGGCGTAGCTCAAAGCATTACGCCTAACAGCTGGAAAACAACACTTACCACTTTAGAGCCGATTATTGACGGCTTTATATTAGACTCATCCATATACGGTTTGCTTGACAGCGGCGTATTAAGTTATTAAGGAGATAGGACTATGGCAGCTGGATTAGGT